ATTATGTGTGTTTTTTAAATTTGCAAGTTTTATTTTTTGTTTTCCATTTCCATCATTTTAAATCTTGCTTGTTGTTCTAGTCTTGCTCTAGCTGTTTGATCACGTAATTCTGCTATATCTTCCATGCTTTCTATTCTTTCTTTATCAACGTTAATTCTACGTTGTGCATCTTGTGACTTACGTTGCTCTTCTTGTAAGAACTGTTGTTGCTCAAGCGACAACTCTTGTCCTTTTAGAGCTAATTCTTGTTTTCTTATAGCCACTAAAGGATCTTCATCACTAGGATCTGCTACGCTTTGGCTATATTCAGTAATGAGTTGAGCCATAATTGGTGCAGAAAACTGTGCCAGTATATCGCCAGCTTGTTGTACCAACTGCTCTGCTTCTGCTGGATTAGCTTGTTGTGCTTGTTGTTGTATTTGCTGAAACTGTTGTAAAACATCTGGTGGCATTTGTTGTTCACCTAAAACATCTGCTTTCATCTGTAAATGTTGCATAATATGTGAATGTATTAATGCTTGCACCTGTGCGTTCATTTGCACTGGCGGTGTTTTTAACAAAGCAATATGTGTAGCTATGTGCGCGTCATGATTTTGTTGACCAAACGCTTGTGCTTGTTGTCCTAGTAAAAGCTTGTTGTTTTCAAAACCAGCCTCTAAAGGTCTAGGATCTGTAGGAGGCGGTGGTGTAAGTATCTGTTCTATATTGTCTACACCGATAGCAGCGTACATTCTTTTATAGGATTCATAAATACCATTAGGACCATGCACTTGTGGGTTAGATTGTACTAATGCCATCATTTCTTGTGCCATGGCAATACGCTGAGATTGACTAAATATGTCAGGGTTTGATACGGGGAATATATCAATATTTTCATCAAAATCAGTTAATTTAATAGTCGCATTACCATTGGCAACTGCATAAGGGTATTCTGGTGGTAGATATTCTTTGAATACTTGAGCTAATAATTTAAACTCTTTTTTCTGTGAATTATGTAATCTTTTGTGTATCGCTGATAATACTTTTGTTGATCTTTCTAGCAACGCAAGTGTTGTACCTACAGGAGCATTTGGATTACCTTGTCCTGTATTTATTTCAGCTATAGACGCAAACTTTTTACCACCGTCTACTAAGATACCTAACAAGTTTAATAAAGTACCACTAGGTTCTTTGAATGGTAATGGTTGAATTGATTCTCTAAGCGATCCACCTGGAGCATCTACATCTCTGAACTCTCCTGGTTGTATAGGTGTGTCTTCATCACGTATTCTAATACCACGTGTTTTAAATCCAGCAGGTAAGTTTGCTAAAGTACCCGCATCAATTAATTGTCTAAGAATACTGGTTGAAGCTTTGGATAAACCACCAATCATATGCGTCAAACCAAACCCATAGAATCCTAGGCCAGGTAAAAACTTAAAATGCACAAAGTATTCTATTTTATTTTTCAACGGATCATCTTGTGCAAAGTTTCTACGTATAGAAAGGATTTCGTTAGCATTAGCATCAATAGTGACAATATATGGCAGTTTTACGCCAGTCATTTCACCATCTTCGTCCGTATCTTCAAAGCCATTTAGTTCTAAATTACAATGAACTTCGTATAATATCGATACTTCGCCAGTATCATACGATGCTTCTATGCCTGATAATTTATCTATCTCTTCTTTTACATCTGATGCGTTAGTTATATCATCACTGTAATTTATATCTACTTTGCGATAAAAACCCATAGCCTGTAGTTTTTTTACTTCGTTCTCAGGCATTTTGACCACGTTAGTAATACGAGGGCAAGTTTCTAGGTCTGTGGTGTAATACGGTACGATTAGATCTTCGGGTGCTACAAACTTAGAAACAGCTCTACCTAAACTTTCATCATAGTAGACTTTTTTGAAGGCTGATCCAGCTAAAGGCAAGTAAAATAGCATTTGGTCTAATTCTTCATCAAACTCTTCCATAACATGCACAATCTGATAGTTCATAAACTCAGATACTCTTTGTGCTTGCTCTTCTACTGCTGTGTCGTACCTACCAACAACTTGTGTCTTTACTGGTCCACCAGAGGGTAATAATTCTTTGTAGGCTTGTGCTTGGAATGTAGTTACCGCTTCACCCAGGAGTGGATGTATAACACCAGATGCACCTTCAAAAGGTTCAGATCTTTCATCGTCAAACTTCATACCTAAGTATTTAAGACCATCTGTGTAAGTTCTTTCCCAGTCTTCGCGTGATGCTTTGTCTTTTTCTATGCCGTCTACTAGCTCATTAGCTATCTGCATAAGTTCTGATTCTTCCATAGACTCTGCTAAGTTTTCATCAAAACCTGTTTCGGTAGCCTCTTGCAAGCTAGATTCTAGTATTGCACTGCCATCTTCTTGCATGATGAAATCTTCTTCTCTAGCATCTTCAATAGCAGCTAAGGCTATCTCCATGCCTTCATCACCTAATGGGACTTGATTTTCTTCGTTGAGTACGGTCGGATTAATTTGTTTTTCTATCGCCATTAATAATATACCCTTCTAACTGGTGCTTTCTCTTGATCTGAATAGTCATCTTCAAGCGAAACTAAACCACCCTCTCTGAATCTCATGAGAGCTTGAGTCATAGTATCACATAAATCATCGTTTTTACCAAAAGGAAATGATGCACACTCCTCTATCATCTCTTCTGCAAACTTACGTTGTGGTGCATATACTAGTTCAGACTCAAATATAGGTGCAACAGAGTGCATACGAGTGGATTTATCGTGTCCTCTTGTTGGCGAATAATTGACAACAGGTATACCTAATCTGCGAAGTTCATGCGTTAATGGTGTTCCAGAGGCTTTTGACTCAATTAGTGTCATGTCTGGCTCCCAATATTTGTATTCGTTGTAGGCTATGCGTTTGAGTTCTGGAAAGTCCCATCTACCCTTTTGTGCGTCTAGCAAAATAATACAATCTGGTGAATCTGGTGTAGGACGAAAGATACCCCAAGTAGATATAGCAGAATAATCTGCGTTTTCTTTTTTAGAAAAAGCAGTATCGTAGCTTTGAATGATATAGCTAACAGGTGGTAATGAGTCGCTTTCCCAGATGTTCCACCACTCACGCTTGATTATAGATCCCTCTTCAGATGTTGGGTTCTGCATCCATTGTGCGTTCCATTTTTGTACAGGTAGTGATGCTTTTACCTTGTTTAACTCGTCTAGTTGCCAAAACTCTGGCCATAAAGCATTGTTTGTTTCAGGAAATATGGCAGGAAACTCTACAACTTCCCACTGATCTGCAGCTTCTTCTTTCTGTGCATCAAGTAGTTTTGCAGTGAGATCTATAGTACTCCACCTCGTCATGACTAATATAATGGCACCACCAGGTTGCAAACGCTGTCTAGGCCCAGAAGTGTACCATTCATAACACGATTCAAGAGCACTAGGACTAAGAGCATCTTGTTCGGAATGTGGATCATCAATGATAAGCAAGTCTGCACCACGACCTGTAATAGCACCACCGACACCAGCTGCAAAGTATTCGCCGCCTTTGTTTGTTTCCCATCTACCTGCTGACTTAGAATCAGCTTGTAGTTCTACTTTGTCAAAGATACGCTTATATTCATCGGTATCCATCATGTTTCTGACCTTACGACCAAACCTTACAGCTAGTTCGCCTGTGTGAGTAGTCTGCATGATCTTACGATTTGGTTGCTTACCCATAATCCAAGCAGGAAAATAGGTAGAGCAAAACTCTGATTTAGTATGTCTGGGGGGCATATTGACGATTAAACGGTTGATTTTGCCGTTTGCCACGTCTTCTAGCTTTTGTGCAAAGATTTTGTGATGTCGACCACAAATAAACTCTGGCCACATGTATTTAACGTACTCTAAGAAACTATCTTGACATTTTGCTTGATTTTTCAGTAGTTCAAGGCGTTCTTTAAGAACTAAGGTTTCTTTTATTTCTTGGTCAGATAGGTGTGCTAGGTTCATAACTCGGCTAACATTTTATTGATATCTACAGGTCCACCAAGCTTAAATGCGTTAATACCTTGTTCTTCAATAGCCTTTTTCACATCATCCGTGAATTTAAGATAAGTGCCGTCATATTCTGTGCCTGTTCCTGATATTTTAGTAGTTACGCCTTTTTTATTAGTAATACCAAGTTCATTTAATATTTTATCTATTTCCTTTTCTCCTCTTGCATATTTTTCTAAAATAATACTAGGAGAACCCTCTACATTTGCTTGTGCGTCACCTATATGCACACCATCTGCCCCTGATTTGTATGCTTGTAATACG